GGAGTTCTGTAAGCAACCTGCTGAAATGATTACTGAAAAGACTGATGCCGTAGTTGCTGGAAGAATGGATGCTAAGATTGAGAAAGAGAAGAAGAGTATATTTAATAAACTTGCTGGATGGAGGAAGAAATGACAGATAAAGATAAGAGTACATTCTTAAATAACTTTTATAAATGGTTATTTAATGAAGAAGAAAGAAGTCCAATAGGATTTATACCTATGCTTTTTATTATCATCATAGTGTCCACAGTAGTTTGTCTATTCCTACTATCTATAGGGAGGGCAATAATGTGGATTTAAATAAACTAACTCCTTGGAAAGCTTTTATATATGGTGCATCAGTAGGGATAAGTCTGTACATATTCTTGTGGTTATGCGAGTTAGGTCACGCATTCATATGGGGATATTGATCGATGGAGGATATAATATTAGAGGGAATAATGGAAGGGTCAAGCCTATCAAGATAACTAGCTTGAGGGATATTGGCGGTTCTCTCTAATTTTATAACAATAAATTACCAACTAATAACATAAGGAAATAATCAATGAAAAATGTAATAATGTCAGCTGCAATATTTATGCTTGTATGTTGTGGTGAAGCTGAAGCTACAAGTAAGAAGAAGATCACTAATAGAGTAGTAAAGCCAATTACTGAGGTAGAAAGTAGTAATATGTTTAAGTATACACATGTAGATCCGGTTGAAATAAACTTAGATGATCTACCATTTTCAGAAGCTTTTCGTATTGAACATCATGCCAAAGGAGAAGGTCATACATTCTGGTGGCGTAATGTTGAATATACTACTGATCTAGCAGACATTGATGAATTTGTATTAAAACACATGAACTCTGAACGTCCTCTTATAGGCTGGGTAACAAACAATGATGATCCAGATGATGACTGTAAATCTAATAAACTTGATGATTGTGGTGTCTGTGATGGGCCTGGTAAGATAACTTGGTTTCGTGATAAAGATGGTGATGGTTTAGGTACATTTACTGAATGGATAACATCTTGTACATATCCTGAAGAGGTAGAAATAAAGAAATTTCACTATGATAAAGAAGTCAAAGTTCAATTTGAAAGTCTTTTAGAAGGTGGTGGAGATCAAGGTGTAACAAAATAAATAATCAAATTTGTGTGAGCTGGACGTAATAGTTGATCGCTATTATGTCCGGCTAATCTAGAAACTTGTGTAAAGCAGTGGATGAAGACGCTCGCAAGTATAGATACAGAGATTGTGCTCGCATGAAACCAAATGGTGAATTGAAGTTTAATCAACATAAATAGTAGGAGCCGTAAAAAATGAGAATAGAGTAGTCTTTTCCTATATCTAAGTATACTATAATCC